AGAATATACAGGAGAATTATTTATAACTGTTTTGCTTACTGTTATTGCGGTAATAACTTGGTAGTATTCAATATCCATTGGGTAGTCGTATCCTCTACACTCATCCCCATATCCTGTAACAGTATAAGTCGCAAGTCCTCCCAATGAACTTAAATTTATACAATCTACATCTGCAATTGTATGGACTCCTAAAGATTTAGTTGTTGCACTTTTTGCACCATAACAAGTTTGATAAGAAACTTCACCAGCTTCAGTTACATTGATAGTCACACTTGTTACACAAGTAGGTGTAAAACCTGTAGGTAAAGTATAGTTTGTAGTAGCATCCGTTGTTTGAGATGTTGCATAGTTAACCGTTATTGGTATTATTCCTGTTGGCACTTTACCTGTAAGACCATTAATTACTTTTCCACCCATTGTCGTCCCTGTCCATCTGTAGTTGGGGTCTTGTGATAATGCAGGATTTACAAAAGTTATTAAATCGCCAGGGTTATAATCACCAGATGTTAATACTGTTAAAGTATTATCATAATGGAACCCTTGGTTTTGATTTGTTGCAAAAGTTACTTTGATTTTATTCGTGTTATCAAAAAACTTAGACCTAAGATTATATACGTTTATTCTTTCACCAATTGGTAAATCAAAACTAAGTCCAAACATTTCTGTTTGACTATCTCCATCTACTCTTCCAAACCTTTGCGAACGAGTTGTGTGATAAATTTTAGGATTCTTGGCACTTCCTGGCACACCTGATAAAGCTTGACCGTTTGCACTAGCAACAGTATTTAAAATACTGTCATAATTTTCATCATTTTGATTCGTAATATTTGTTATTTGTGGTCTCGTGGAAAGATAAGCCTCTAACGTTTGAGTATATGATTCTGTCCCAGATACTTGTGTTAATTGTGATGGAGTTGGTGGGACATCCTCCCTACTTATTGTGGAAGGAGTAATATTACCATTGTTACACTGACATGCTTGACAATCAGGGTATTGTATCATCGCCAATTTGATAGGGTCAAAATTGTAAGAAGTTAGTTTTCCGAAGTTTTTAATCAATTGTTGTATTAGGAATGTATAAAACGCTAATCTCAAAAAGATTGAACCTGCAGCAAGGAACATATTCCACGTAAATGGATTACCTGATGCCGCAACAATGAACGCATATCCTTCAATACCTGTTTGAATTAATGCCTTTGTTGCAAAACCAATTAAAACACCAACAACAACTACAGCAAAATTATTATATAACCAAGCCACGAAGTGATAAAGAACCAATAATGGAATACCTATTATTTGTATGACTTGAAAAATGATTGCAAATAGAAAATATAAAAAATCAAAATTTCTAAACCCTTCGTTTACAGGGAATTTATTAACAGAGTCCGCGCACTCATTACTATCGATTTCTTTGATTCCAACAAACTTTCCTCTACCACCACTTTTATACTGGTCAATTAAAGCTGAGACCGTATATACCCTGTTGAAACTGAATTGATAGAAAGTATCTTGACAATCAATCATTTCATCTAATTTTTTAGTTCTCTGAGTGCTTGTAAAACCTTTTGTATAACCGGACCAGTCTAATCCGAAGTAGTATGAACTCGCTAATCTATCATTTCCACCTGTAAGATTTGGGTCCGAGGCGTTATTCGACCAACCATACTCTCTAACATTTGGAACTAAATAATATGGTCGTCTCGTTTGCTCAGATAGTTCATTAGATTGCTGCCATTTAATTTTGAATCTATATTTTGCTTTAGTTGGAATACCAATCGTTGGGTCATTAGATAAAACTTTTTCCCCGAACTCATTAGTAACAATATAATCTAAGTTCATTGGTAGTTCTGTTAACCATGAACCATTTCCGTCGATTATATTCCCACTTTGTTCTAATCTATATTCTTCTAATATTGGATTTCCGTCAGAATCAATTTGTATTGTCTGTCTTATTGCCAATATCTGACCCGGTCCTGCTTGCAGTTGACATAAATTTCCAAAATTATCTCTTACTTTCGCACTAAGTCCGTCCCTACCCCCCTTAATTCTTAATGTGTCAGGTGTAGAATAAATCGACCCTATGAAAACAGAGGTTGGTTGGATATCAACATTGGCATCATCTCTTAAATCAAAATCTAATCTGTTGATGGCTATTTGACAAATTGAAGGTTCACCCCAAAGTGGTGAAATTTCAATCTGTTTATTTATTGAAATAATTTGTGGTAATGAGTTTAAGTCTGTTGAGGTTCTAAAAGTATCACCAGCAACCTGAGCATCTGTTGCCAAACCTATCCTAATCAAATCTTGAGGTGTTAGAGAGAATTCACCTATGTCAGATAAATCCACGTCCATCAAGATGTTTTGAATACCAAGTGGAACACCCATAATCATATAGTCTCCACTCTCGTTTGTCTTCGCTGTGAACTTATAATATTTGTCGTATATGTCCACAACTGTTGTGGCTGTTAAAGCGTCAATTCTCGATGGTAATGTTCCTGTAGCAGCATGTTTTGAATATGATTTCTCATATGGAAGTAGGTTATATCTATAACCATCTTCATTTCTATCATCAACTGACCTGTAAGGATAAATTGATGTTATAATCGGATTTGATTGGTCAACAACATCGATAGGAATAAAAACTGCAACTCGGGCATTAGGAACACCTAATCCATTATTGGCTGTAACTCTACCTACAAGAACACCATAATCAGAGCAAGCTCTAACGTATATGTCTTCTTGTTGAAGTTTGAGAGATAAAATCTCAAGAAATTCGAACTCTTGGTCTATTTGAACGTTTATCGTCTTGTTAACACCGAGTTCGGTCCTAATCCTATACGATTGACCCATTAAGATGTTTAGTTATAAATAGTTAATGTGAATTTTTTTGGGAACACACATTAGAATTATAACTCAATAATGAAATAAATAAACCTGTTAAGATAATGTTACTGTTTGGAAATTCTTCACAGATACTCTAATATCTTTATTAGGGTATCTTATTTGATAGACTTGGTTTGGTTGTGCAAAAATTGTATCGTCAACAGGACCAATTGCCTTTGTTTCAGGGTTAGAATATACCATTGATGTTTCAGCAGATGAATATTGTCCTCCAACCTCATTGAACACGTCAACACTTGTAACAGTCAATACCCCATTCGAGTTTTGTATTATACTCTTCAACTCAGATAGATATACGTTCTGACCAAGTTGTCTTGTTTGTGGGTTGAAGTAAGCAGAAACTTTATCAATAACATCAGAGATAACCTGTCCTGAGTTTTGTGCTGAATCCAATACGATTGAAACATCAACACTTAAATCAATAACTTCAGCACTTAAGATTGAAATATAGTCGTTCATCATTCTGTAGTTAGAAAGATAATTCGCAATATTTTGTCTTAAGGTATTTGACACGATACTTGTTAACTTTCCTGATGTGTCATACGATAATATTTGAATCAAGATTTTATTATCATTTTCAGTTATGGATACCTTAGCAGGTGCTCCATATTGTGATGGCATGTTTCTCAATATTGACTCATAGTCTTGAACTGTCACCGCTCTTTTCTGTGCTGCGAAGTTAAAAGAGACATAGTTTCTAATTTCTTCCAAAGAAGGAACACCGGCACCACCAATAGCGGCAGTAACGTTATTACATCTTAGAGAGTTTACCACAGCTGAGTTTGTGTTCTCTGAAGGACCATTAACGAAGAAAGTAACTGTTCCAACTTGGTTGATAATGTTAGTTCCTAAGTTTGTTGCTAAACCACCCCCAACTCTATATTGAACGAACAGTGTTGAGTTAGGTGTAAGAGCAGAACCTAATGAAAGGTTATTTGAATATTTTTGTAAATCCAATGTCGCACCAATTGTTGTAAATTGGTCCAAAGCATCTTGTGCTGTGTTTGTTCCACCACCAAAAGTCATTTTCTTAAATCCTTCAGGTGTAAATTCTGTTATAAATCTATTTTGTGTTTGAATATATCTTCCAACTTTGATACCTGGTTGGTCTGATACCTTTGTTGGGTCTTCAACAAAGACTCTATCTTCGGCTAAAGCATCAACTTCATACCATCTATTCTCTAAACCTAAGAATTCTGCGGTTGTTGGGACGTTTGTATATTGTGTTCCGTTTTTCAACAACACA